ATTATTATTAATGAGAGATGTAATACTTGTTATCGTCAAATCTGTTGTATAAGTTTGTTATAAGAAGAAAATATTATAATTAACAAGTATTACTTTTTAAGTATATTTACTCCTATACTGGTAGTCAACAATTTTTGTACATTTTTAACATTATAAAAGCACCTAGATTGCTCTAGGTGCTATTGGGAATTATATAACACTTGTTAATCTTAGTATTAGGTTAACTGCTGGCTTTTATGGATTTATTAACAAGTATTACTATTTAATTATAATTTCTCCTTATACTGGTAGTCAATATTTTTTATATCTTTTACACCTTTATCGATACAATAATATAAAAAATAACGCCTTGGGGAGAATCATCTAGGCGTTATTTATGTAGTATGTGTAAATTAGATTTTTTAATGCTTGTTAATAACCAGTTTATTTATATTGTTTATATTAATGTTATATGTATATCCTATTAGATTAATTAACAAGTATTACTATTTAATTATATTTCTTCCTTTAATTGGTGTCAATTTATTTTATGCATTTTTTATCTCCATTTATATCTTTATTAATACAAAAGGCACCTAAATTACTCTGGGTGCTTTTCATTTTATAATCTGCTAGTTTATTCATAAAATAAAAAAGCTAGTAAGTAAGATTTCTATCCTACCTACTAGCCTTAAAATTAATATATTGGATTTTCTGTTATGCTGCTATCATTATCTCTTGGTGCATAAATCTGTACTTTACCAAACATTTCAGTTTTAATTATCTTAATATCTCCTTTATCTTCTAATATCTTATAAGATAATCCTCCATATGTTGCTGGTGCTAATTTTGCACATTCATTCCCCACTACTGGAGCTTTGTCTAATGGATATACTCTCCAACTTGTTACATGAGGTTTTAAGTTTAAATATTTTTTATTACTAACTACATACGAATAGATAACTCTTCCAGATTCATCATAAACTATATTATTATTTTTATTTAATCCATATCCCTCTGCTACGCCTTCTACAATTGCATTACATACTTTAGCAAAATTATTATTGTATCTATCCATATCTCCTTGATTAGATATAAAACAAGTTTCTATTAAAGCAGCAGAAACTCCTCTATTTTTTACAGTTCTTATTACTCTAAAATCTTCTCTCTTTACTCCTCTATTTGCATACCCTAAAGAAGATACTTTATTAACTATGGCTTGTTCTACAGTAATTCCTGTTTCTACTGGAGTTACCCATATTTCTACTCCTGTTGCACTTGCATTAGCAGCTGAATTAAAATGTACTTCTAAAACATAATCATAGTTAGCAAAATTAACTTGTAATGCTCCTGCTCCTATATCTGCATAAGCATTTCTTTCTATAGGATATACATCTACAGATACACCATCATATAATCCAAATTGAACCTTTAACATTTCTACAACTCTTCTTGTTTCAGTTGCTTCTACTCCATAATTACTACATGCTCCTGGATCTCCTGCACCATGTCCTGCTATCAATAATATTTTCAATATTTTCATAATTCATTCCTCCTCTTATTTAAAATATATAAAAGAACAGGATTACCCCTGTTCCTTTATTCATTCTTATTTACTTGTTTCAATAGTTGATTAGTATAGACTGCTGCTCCAGTTACTAAAATACCTTGTATTACTGCATTAATATTAAATCCTAATAATGCTACTGCTCCTGCGATACCAAACACAAGTAATATTACTGGGATATACTTATCGCCTATTTTTTCAGTCCCTTTTAATATTAGACCTATAACATACAAGGCAGGCACTAATATTAAAGCATTCTCGATTATAAATTTTACAAATTCCATTTTATTTCTCTCCTTCTATTCCATCTATTCTTTTATGTGCTGATTTTGTACTTGCTTCAACCATTGTTAATCGCTCATTCATTTTTAACATTTCCCTATCTCTTTGCTTATTATCTAGCTTTATATCATCAACTCCACGTGATATATAATCCAGTTTAGCTTTTGTTTCTGCATCTTCTCTTGCATCTTTTTTTATATCCTTATCCCTATTCCTACTAAAGGTTGCAATTCCTATAATTGCTCCTAGAACACTACATATTAATGCTATACTTATCTCCTCCATATCATCACCACCTTTCACTCAAAAGAGCTTCTCGGTCATTGCCTGTCAGAACTCTCCTTCTTTCTTAATTTTGAATATAAAAAAGAGACTAGATTGCTCTAATCTCCGATTGACATTATTCTTGTCTTTAACTTATTATTGTTTTTAGTAGTTAATTATTTTACCAGCTAGGCTTTACATACTGCTTTCCTAGCTGGTATTTTTTATTCTAGTCTTTCTTTTATTTTATTCTCTAATTGCTCTACTAAGGTTTTAGTTTCTGCATCTAATACTATAAAACTTTCCTTATTATTATTAGATATAATAGTCCCTTGCTCGTCTACTTCGCTATTAGTATGTGTTATTCTATAACCTACACTATCTTTTATTACTGCAAATCCTGTTAATATCTTCATCGTCCTACCTCCATCAATACCTCTTCTAAATTAAAATCTAACTCTTCCATCAAAACATCCTCACTTGTATCTATTTTCAAATCATCTTCTGAAAAAACTGGTGTGTTATCTAAATATCCATCTATATCAGGTTGATCTAGCCTCACATTTTCATATCCTATTCTTTTAGCTATATACTTCCAACTAAACTCAGTTCCTGGTTCTCCATACACTACAAAATACTCTCTTTTTCTATCTATAGTAGTTATTTTTCCGTTATATTGCTGAGTAAATATATGATACTCACAATCTAAATTCACACATTCTTGTAATATATCATCTATACTTATATAACATTCTCCAGAATCGCTTATTTTACCAAACCCTATATCTGAGTAATAGTATTCTGCTGTTTCAAAGGCATTTATCAAACGCTCTCCATAATGTTCTGTAGATTGTATAGAGTTTTTAGAACCAGTAGCAGCAAAATTACCATAAACTTTAAAGTGAGTGTTTGAATATGTTGGATAACTTTGCCCCGCTTGTATTGCGAATAGTGTCCCTCCTGTATTACTTTGAATAGTATAACCATCATTTACAGCCGTAACTGAAACTTGTGTACAAAGTATATTTCTACTGTCTGATGTATTTTTGAAAATCTGAGGAGTAGTTGCCTTATAGTCACTCTCAAAACAAATTTTATTAGGGATATAAACTCTATATTGTAAATTAACTGCTTGATTAAATAAGGCACTTTCAAGCACTCTTATAGGTGCTGAATAAGCAGGATTTTTAGCATACTTATCAAAAATAATATAAGAGCTATAGTTAGTACTATTTTTATATCCTAAAGTCATATACCCCTCGGCGTGGTGTGCGAAAGATAACCCTCTTACATTAGGATAATCTGATAACTGAGAACTATAAATCAATCCTAATTCTCTCCCGTTTCTTTCCCAATCATAAAAATAAATATTGGTATCCTGGATTTTTATTGCATCTACATTGTTCCAATTCTTATTTACAAATGTACCTGTAATAGTTAAGTTACCATTACTATCTCCAGTTAGTACATTAGACCCAGCATTATTTTGTACCTTTATGGCTCCATTTCTTATTGTTACTCCACTCGCATCTATCGTTGTATTTCCATCTTCTATTTCATTTACATTTGGAATCCAATTATCTGTTGGATAGCCTTCTCCAACTACAACCCAAGGTATATAAAACAAAAAGGCTCCTGGAGTATTCAAATAAATTCCAAAATTAGGTGTATTTCCTTGTTGCGCTGGCATAAAAGTAAATTGCACTAGTTGATACCCGCTATTTAAAGTTGTATTATATCCAGTAACAGAGTTATATCCATTAGAATCTATTATGTTTATATTTATATTTTTTCCACTTTCGCTACTGTAAATAATTAAACTTACATGATAAATTTTACTTGTATTGAACTTATAATTTGCTATTGAATTATTAAACAAACAGCACCACGTATTACTTCCTAAAGGCTCTCTTGTACCACTCCACCAAATACCACTTTTGAAAATTTCACCATTCATATTTTCTCCACTATCATGTAGATTAAGTGTTGATTCACTACTAGAGCTATAGGAAAGAAACCAATTTTCATATTCCCTCTTCCCCCTCATTGGTCTACCATTTTTCAACAAATTTCCTCCACCAGATGCTTTAAACTCTAGTCTTAATTGTGTAGAAGTTAATTCCATACTTGCTTTTGTTGCATAGTTTTGCAATTTTCTATCTGTACTACTGTTAGCACTATTTATAGCACTATTCATGGCATTATTTATAGTAGATTGCACAGTTTGTATAATCGAATTAGTTGTTATCTTTTGTTCTGCACTAGACATTCTAGTTTGCAAGCTAGATACATTTCCGTTTATAGTACTTATCGTACTCTCTGTAGAACTTACTCTTTGGGTTATAGAACTTAAATTAGCTTCTATACTTGCTACTTTATTATTTGTTGTAGTTAGTTTAGTATCTACTGTAGAGATAGCTTGGTCAACATCTTCAGGCGCTTGGCTCCAATCAGTGCTTTTATTACCATTCTCTACCTTAAACATTTTCCATTGAACAGAACCACTCAATATATTATCATGTCTTATTGAAGTCGTCCAAAACTTATTCTTTAAATGTTCTTCGTTTATTGTAATACGGTATATGAATTCATACTCTCCTGAACCAGTAGGATTAAATCTTGGAGATGGTTCGAAGAACCCTGGTCCCCACCCTGTAGAAGTACCATATCCCTGAATCCAACACGTTGCTGTTTTACCAGTTGTAGGTACGACATTGTCATATTTATATACTAGTTTTACTGACATAGTATCGCCAATTGACAAACCGTCTGTTAAAACTTTACCGAGTGTGATAGTTCTATTAACACCACCGTCGAAATTAGTAAATGGTGTTGAATATTCACTACTTGTACCAAGCGCTAAGTTTCTACCACCTATCTGTATATTATTAACTGCATTATTAACTATAGTATTTACTTCTGTAGCTTCTACCTTTTGGGTTATCTGATTATTAAGTTGAGTAATTGAACCTTGAATTGTAGATACATTACTATTTAAAGCTCCTATAAAGCTTGTATGACTTGCTACTGTGGTATTAATTCCATCTACTGTAGCTTTAATACTTGTATAGTTGTCTTTTAATGTAGTTACATCACTTTTAGTTATAGCACTTTCTTTTATTAATCCTTCTATCTTTCCTTGCACTACTGATATTGAAGTTGTATTAGCTTCTATTCTCTCATCAAATCCCTTTACACTACTCTCAAGAGAATTAAAGGCAACATCTAAGCTTTGTCCAGTAAGGTCTATTGCTACTTTAGAAGCTTGTATTAAGCTTGTATTAGTATCTTTATTAAGTCCAGTTACTAAAGAACTATAATTAATCTGTTGCTCTCCTATCGCATTATCTGCTACCATATTAGCCTTGATTAATTTATCTGCAATAGCTTTTTCTTTTATTCCAGTATGGTCTATAAGTGTTGTAGTACCATCTTCTCCACGCAAAATAAAGTTAAAATTTCCTTGGGTATCTTGCCCCATTTGAATCCTAACTTTACTATTCTTATCTTTAAATTGTTGTGTAGCTCCTACAATTTCTATTCCACCATTATCTGATGTAATTCTAAATTTATTAGTAGAGATTGTACTTGCTTTTAAATCTTCTGCACTTATACTCTTTGCTATAACATCCTTTATTAATGCATTAGAAATAGTAACATTATCTGTTGTAAGGTTTAAAAACTGTCCGTTTTCTCCTGTAATAAATTTAGCTAGTAATGTTTGTAGATCCATTATAGTACCAGAAGCTGTATCAAATTTTATATTTCCTGCTGTTAAATCTCCTATATAAGCTACATCTATTAAAGCTTTATTTATGAGAGCAAGTTCCATAACAACTCTTTCTACTTTCTTTGCCGATGGTCCACTTCCAGAAAACTCATTCTTATTTTTATTCTCACCCTTTGCAGATATTTCAGAAGTTAATCCACCAGTATAAGTAAACTTTTGACTTAATATAGGATGTTTTCTTACTACTCCCTTTTTATCGGTTATAGTTATTATATCACCTACATCTAAAGATATATCTCCTTGCCATTTCATAGAATAGCCTAAGTATTCAAATCCATTTAACTTAGTATAAATATCTGTAAGAATAGTATTATTAACCCAAGGATTCTCAAATTGAAGTTCCATAGAATCAACTCCTATAGAACCTTTACTTAGAATCTCTTCTCCTGCTTGGCATGATATCTTCCCTATTTTATATTTAGTTTCTTCTCTTTTATAATCAAAATAATTGGATGTTCCTATGCTATAGGAGTTATCTTTAGGAGTTACTATAGTAAACTTACCATCCCTAGTTATTATTGCATTTCCTCCACAAACAGAAGCTACATAACCTAATACTTCTCTACAAGAAAAACCCTCCAACTTTTTTACTGTATAAGCTGGAAGGTTTCCTGTAAATTGTACTCCTGTTATTCTTGTCAATTCACTTGCTACTTGTTGTAATGTTAATGTATCTCCTAAAGTAGTTGTAAAGTTTCTTTCAAACTTCATCATATTGTCAAAGGCTGTTATCTTAATTGTATAGTCAGTTTTCTCTACATCATCTATATTGTAGATACCCATGGGAATATACTCTATTGTAGAGCCTATTTTTAAGCCTATTTCTACTTTTATAGTGCTAGTACCATAAACCATATCACCTTTATTTAATAGCGTTAAATCAAGTGATTGGCTAGTTGTAGCACCTATCATAAATCCATCAGAAGGTTGTATATTCCCATCTATAATAATATCCACTATATCTTCATTCTTATAGACTTTATCTAGTATTGTAACCTTACATTCAAAGGCTCTTGAAGATTCTTTTATTGCTGTTTTATATGCTGTACTTGTTGTATATATAATTCTCCCTCCTTTCTTAAAATTTAGAAGGATCTATTCAAACATATAGTCTACTAACATAATCTCTCCGGGAGTAATGTTTATATCTGCATCAACTTTTTCTAAATCTATAAGATGTATATCTACTTCTGTTTCTATTTCTAGAATTTCTTTTAAATCTTTATTAAAACTATCAATATCTAAGATGTTAATAGTTCCATCTTCCTTAGTTTTTAATTTACTTTCTTCATCCTTCTCTCCATACTTTTCAATTAGCTTTTGCCTTTCCTTATTGTAAACAACTAACTCTCTATCTATCTTAGTAATATTTTTAGATATTGCATAACTCAACTTAATAGGTAGCTCCATATTAGTTAGCTTACTTAATACTCCTATACTGTTTACTAACTTTTCATTACTTAATTTCATTAATAATTCCTCCTACTTTTCTATAAAATTCATTTTTAGACCTTGCCATTTAACTTCTCCATTAATAAAAGAATATGCAGGAGCTGTTCTATCTCCTACATACATTGTTTTAGTTACCATACCACTCATTGGATCTGGAAAAGTAACCGTAAAAAAAACTCCAGATACTGCATTTAGTATCGGAGCTATTTCACTTTGGGATAATGGTCCCCATTCTAAATTTAATTTTCTTTTAACTGCTATTCTATCTCTTATAAGTTCACCATTAGCATTACGATTTGTTTCTCCATCTAAATCAGTTACTGTTGCTTCATAAGACTTAGGAGTAGCAATAACTACTCCATTTATACTTATCATAATTATCACTACTCCTCTATACTGGTATTAACGTTATGTTACCTTGTCTTTGCATTTTTCTTAATTGCTTAAGAGCTACTTTACCTATTACAGTACCATCTATTTGTAAAATTAAATCTCCATCACCAAAGCTATTATTAGAATTAGATATATTCATTCCTCCTAATCTTTCCATAAGCTTATCTGCTATTAAACTTAATGCCTTAGTATCACCTTCTAATGGTACAACTGCTTCCTTCTTGTGGGTTTCCCCTATCATTGCCAATGTAGGTGAATCTATTAATCCTCCTTTTGCAAGCATTGGTATTTTAGGAATACTTAGTCCAAAATGAGAACCCCCAAACATTGGAATCCAGTCCGGGATATCTACAGATATACTATTTATTCCTCCTATAGCACTATTAACCAGAGATATTACTGCATTTAATGGTGATTTAATTAATCCTCCCAAACCTCCCATTATTCCACCGAATATATCTTTTACTCCATTCCATGCTCTAGACCAATCTCCTGTAAATACCCCTGCTACAAAATCTATTATTCCCCCTAGAATTCTCTTAAGGTTATCTATTAAGCTTCCAATGGTCTTAAATGTATTTCTAAAGCTATCTAAGAATACACTAATTATAAAGTTTACTAATGGCTTTAATACATTGTTCCATAAGAACATTAGTATATCTATAATAATTTGCACTACTGGCTTCCATGCATTGTAAATATCAATTATACCTTGTATAGCCTTTATAAATATATCTACTATAAAATTTACTAATGGCTTTAAAACATTTTCCCATAAACTTTTTACAATATCCATAACAGCCTTAAAAGCCATTACTAAAACATCACCAATTATTTTTGTTAATGGTTCTAATACAGTTTTCCATAAATCTAATAAGAACTTTCCAAAAGGTGCTAAAGCATCATTCCATACTTGTAATGCTTTCTCTTTTAAAAATTCAAATGCTGGTGCTAAGAACTCTTTTATTGCTCCCGCTAGCTCGTTTACCTTATTTCGAAACTCCTCATTACTTGCATATAAAGTTGTAAAGGCAACTACTAATCCAACTATAGCTGCTATTATTAATGATATTGGATTTGCTACAATCACTCCCCATAATGATGTTAATCCTTTTGTTAAAAGTCCAGTTACTCCTCCAAAACTTCTGAATAATCCTTCTATTATAGTAAAAACTGAAAATAACTTAAATGCAGCTACAACACCTAATATTATAGGTATTAACATTTTTATATACTTAAATCCATCTCCTGCGAGATAATCTACAAATTGTCTTACCTTTTCTATTAATGGATTTAATCCTTTTGCAGCTCCTGGTAATAAGCTTATAAACCAATTAACAATTGGTAATATAAAGTCTGTATATATTCTTATAGCTATCTTAGCTAACGATAAAGCAATTCTTGCGACATTTTCTATAAATAATTGTACTGGTGGAGTTGCCAATACATTATAAAAATTAACAAATGTTTGTTTTGTTGCTTCTATAGCTCTTTTCACTTCTGATATTACACTAGCACCATCTTTGGCCCAAGCATTTTTAAAAGGTTGAAATATAGTTGCAAATACTTTTTTAACCTTTTCAGCAAGTTCACTCATAGCACTATCTACTGGAGATACATCAAGTGGCGGTGCCACTAATGTTGGTATATCTCCTCCGCCTCCGCCACTATCTCCACTATCTTTTTGGGAATTCAAGGCGTTTATTTCATCAAATCCCGCTAAGCCTAATGCATCTTTGGCATCTTTACCAGCTTTCTTCGCACTTTCTCCATAAGCTCCCATAGCTGCCTTTGCATCTATGAGCCCTTGAGTTACTTGAACACTTTGTTGATATGTCTTCCCGAATAAGGCACTTACAAAACTAGCTATATATGTTGTTAATGTTGCTAATGCACTCATTAAAGCATTAATAGCTGGCAATATAGCATTATAAATCGGTGTAAATGCAACCATTAAATTAGTCTTTATTTGTGCTAATGAAGTTGCAAATTGTTGATTAGTCATTAATGATTGTCCTAATGATGTAGCCATAGCTGTTATTCCTCTAATAACTAATGGAAATATCATTCCCCATGTTATCATTGATCTTATAATCATTTTTAACTGACCATTCATTGCGCCTACAGTACTTGATGTTTTTTTAGCTCCAAATCCTAAAATATTAAATGCATTAGATAACTTGGTAGTTTTACCTAAAGTTACATTAGCTTGTTGTCCAACCCTCCCAATATCTCCCGCAAGATTATTAGTACCAACACTTGCTAATCGTGTGTCTAAATCAGCTAATTTAAATCCTAGCTTATCAGATTTAGCTATTAAACTACTTATACTTGCTTCTGTTTTTAATATTTGCTCTTGTATTTTATTTTTAGTTGGAACATTAAATGTATTATTAAATGATTCTTTTAATGTTTGTAACTTCTGTCTTTGTTGCTCTATTCTAGCATTCACAATATCTAAATCTCTTGCAGTGCTATCAATTTGAGTTGTTAAAACTTCCTTATCTATACCTTTACTTCTGGGTGGCCCTCTCAAGCTATTTACTTTAGGTATATTCACTACATTAGGCTTCGTCACTTCTTGTTTAGAAAACTTAATTGGTGGTAATTTAGTGTTTTTAATTGATTCAAATACTGATTTCATAGTTGCCTTAAGATTAGTTCTCATCTTACTTAATGTAGACTTAATACTAGAATCTAATGTTTTAATACTATTATTTGAACTCTTCTTCATCTCATCAAACATTGACTTAGTGCCAGTGTTTAATGATGTTTTTAAATTCTTCGCTATAATTCCACTTATAGAACTTATCTGCTTTCCCAAATCTGATTTAACTTCAAGGTCTAGACTAATTTTACCTACACTATCGCTCATAACGCTCTCCTTTCCTGCAAAATAAAAGCACCTAGATTTTTAATCTAAGTGCTTAAATTAAGTGATTAACTTAATAATTTATTTTTTTGTTTATCAAATTCATCTTGATTTATTATGCCATCATCTAATAATTTTTTAAATTTATTTAACTCATCTGCAATACTCATTGACGATATATCATTCTCTATAATAACTTTTTGTTTGAAATTATCTATATAAGCTTTTAGCTCTATCGCCTTAGGATAATATTTCTTGGTTAATGCAATACTGAATATATCATCACTTTCAATTTTACCACAATTAAATTTATCATGTTCATTCATATGTGTTGTAAAATGTAGGTATCCAGCATTTAAAAATCTAGGTTCTCTTATAGTTACCCCTAATACATCTTTTAAATTTATTGTTGTAATAGAACCTACTTCTGACTTAATAATTAAATTTTCTCCTTCTACTATATAAGTACGAAACATTATTTTAAGTTCTATTTTATTCATATATACCCCTCCATTAACATAAATGTTAATTTTAGTATATACTATCCAAAAGCCTTTGCAAATATTTCTTGTACCTTTTTAATTTCTTCTTCTTTTTCTTCGTTTGACATATCTCTAATTGAATTATTTCTATTTCTCCAATCGTTACGAATTTTATGCTGCTCTGGAGTAAAGTTCTTAAGCATTTCCTTATCTTCTTCACTTCTTATCGAAACAACTTGACCTAAAGGAGTTTCCGGCATTATTCCCTTTAATAATGTTGAAAACTCACTCCATGTCATATCCGGTTCATTCCTTAATCTAATTCCATATTGTGTAGTAAAAGAAGCTTCTATCAAGTCAAAATCATCAAATAGATCATACCATTTATTTTCTGGGCATTTTCTTTGCCTTTTGTGATTCCTTTTCTATTTCTTCTAATTCTACATCTGCTATAGCTGCCATAATTGTGTTTACTATTGTATTGTAACTAGGCATACTCAATTCCAATCCTTCGATATAATCAAAGGCTTCTTTTCCTAAAGCTACCTTTATTATATCCTCTATTCTATTGCTATCTTTTATTTTTTCATCTTCTGCTATAGCCATTATTCTAAATGCTGCTGCCTTACTATTATTTATTTTAAATTCATGATCTGCATCAATTTTTACTACTGGCTTTTGATTACCATTTTCTAATCTACTTATAATATCATATACTCTTGCCATTTCTTATCCTCCTAAGCTGGTAAACTTGGTGCTGGTGTGTAAGTTGGTTTACCATCACCTTGCATATCAAATTCAAGTGGTGCTACATTAGTTGAATCTCCACCACCTACATTTTTTACATTAATAACGCAGTTATATGTTAGTTTAGCTCCATCTGGGAACTCTATCTCTCCCTTGGTAGAACAATCTAAACCATCTTTCCATGCAGTATTTGCTACATAGTCATTTCCTTTATCCCCTACATTTCTTTTACCATTTAAACCTATAGTAAACTTCTTACCTGTCATTAACGCTCTAGCCCATCCTGCAGTATCCATTGGTGTCCATTCTTCTACAGTTCCATCAATAGATATAGAGAATGTTTCCATATCAGCTATAATAGCCATATCTTCTTCTGCGCTTGCTTTTCCTTTAGTTCCAATCTTGAATTTAAGATTATAAACTGGAAATACTCCTGAAAAACTACTTCCTGCCATATTCTATTACCTACCTTTCATAATAAATTATTGTTTCTATTACATATTCAATAACGCCCTCTGAATCAGCTCCAACATAAATAGGAGAATCTGTTTTCATCTTAAATTGAATAACCCTTTTTCCTCCCATTATTCCATCTTTACCAAAGAAAGCATTATATACTTCTTGTGCTTTTAATTCAGCTTTGTTACTGTCTTTTCCCCAATGTACCAAAATAGAAATAGCTTTAGTGGTATAGCTTGTATTTTCTAAACCTCCTAAAGCCATTCTAGGTGCTGGACCTATTGAATTGTATATTGTTATACTTTCTTCTTTAGTTCCTCCCATTTTATTTAAGTACCATTGTGGACATTCTACCTTAGCTTTCAAATATTCTCTTACATCACTTAATAACATTAATGTATCAACCCCTTACTAAGTTGCTTAAAAAACATAGAGTAAGTATCCTTAATAAATTTCTGCTTATCTCCTGTTAAGTATGATTCCATCCACTTACCTTGTGCATTAGCATTTTTATCTTGTCTAAAATTATATTCTGGATGCCAATACAATCTACGAGCATACGGAGTATCAAACACTACTCTTGCTATAGAGTTTTTTATTTCAGATAAATCTACAAATCCACTTCTTTCAAGTTCTCCAGTATCTTTAGGAACTACAGAACTAGTTCTTATATCACTTAATACTGCATCTGCTGTCATTTCTAAAGCTTTTGAATGAGCTTGGATTAATCTATTTATATTAGCATTATTAAGCTTAATATCTACTCTTACATTCAT